CCTGTCAAGTCCACAGAGATGTGGATTCGCCCGCGACAGAACAACCTCAACCGATACATGTATGTCGTAGTGTTCCGCTCCGACTTCGTTGACGAATATGCCCAAAAGCAAAAAGCCTAGAAAGGCACGAAAGAATTTTCGCATTGCCATCACCCGCCCCGTCCCGACCTCCACACTTGAAGAACTGAAAGCCTCGATCTACCGGATCGAAGCACGGTTGCTGATTGATCTGAAAGAGTCACGCGCTCACCTGGACGATCTGTACGAAGTTCGAGATGTTTTCGGCCTCTTGCTCTTCACTCTGACGCACCGGCGCAAGACCTTTAACGACAAGGATTACGAGGCTACCGACTTCGCAAATCAGATTGTCGCGGCGGGTCAGCTCAATGAAGACCTGATCGGTCGTGCGCAAAAGGCTCACGTCAAAGTCGTAAGCACCGAAGGCGAAGACATAGATCTTTTGAAGGTCACGCTTGAGGCATGTACGACCTTCATCCGAGACCAGATTGAAAAGTGTCCGGGTGAGATCGTGATCGAACTCAATGCCTCAAAAATCCTCAGTTCCGCGCCGAATGAAAACGGTGACGTGATCGTCACAAAGAAGGGAATTGATTGGGCATACGAACAGGCCAAAACCATCATGCGCATGAGTCCGAAGCAACAGGACATTGTGATTGAAGCTCTGTCGCTCAACGGTCTCGCACGCGGGCGCGAAGTTGTTTCCCTCCTTCACCCTTAACCACTTGGAGAACTATCCATGAAAGAAAAGATTTTTGTCGTACAGCCGCGCTTTCCTGATTCTGACGCGGCAGAGCTTGACAACCAGATCAACGCGATCCGCGCCGCGCTCGAAAAGCAGGGCGATGAACTCTGCATGACGATCCTGGATGAACACGAAACCAAGCACATGTCTGAGCTGAAGGACGGCAACCGCGCCGCGCTGTTCTTACTCGGTGCGCAGCTTGAAACGATTGCGCAGTGCGACAAGGCCGTGTTCCTCCCCGATTGGGAGCGCTCAAAAACGGGCTGGATGCTGCATGAAGCCTGCCTGCGCTTTGACATTCAGCGGGTTTACGCCCATTGGTCGGTTGATCCGGAACAGGCAGAGAAGCCCGCGCCCGCGAAGAAGCCCGCCGCGAAAAAGCCTGCGGCTAAGAAGCCCGCAGTGAAGAAGGCGACCACGGCCAAGAAGAAGGCCGCGCCCGCCGCAAAGTAAAGACTTGACCTCCCCCGCCGTGTGTGTAGTGCCTGATCCGGCGGCCTGTCCCTCCTAAAGTCCGACAGGCTCTAATCGGTAGCCTTGAAACATCCCTAACCGAGCATGGCGGGGGAATCCTTTGACAGACAAAACAAAAATGCCGCATAATTCTTGTGCTCATTAAATCGTGAGCGCGGGATTGGTCTCCCGTTTACTAGGCGCGTAGCCGCCGGGAATGCCTATGCGGCTTTTTTGATGGCTACGTTATGGGGTGGCAAATTACCACCCAATTGCAAGACTCCCTGACGGGCGGGCTTGCAGGGCATCTTCGGATGCGCCGTTGCCTAGTTACGGTAAGACCAACCTGCAATGCCTCGCCCTCCCGATTGGTCTCGGGATTGAGGTTTCAAACTCAAACTAGGAGTCAGCAATGACAACAGCTCTTCAATCCATCTCCGTACTTCCGGAGCTTTCTCTTCGCTATCTGAACATCCAAGATCAACTGTGGTTCGCGGCTGCCGATGTTGCTAATGGCATTGGCCACTCTAACCCTAGCAAGATGATCTCCGTTCTGCGCCCGCAAGAGCGGTCTAACTTTAAGTTAGAGCGCGGTGGATCGCTTTCGATGATTAGCGAGAGCGGCTTGTATTTCGTTCTTCTGCGTTCTGACGCGGCTATCCGTGAGGGGACGGTAGCGTTTGACTTTCGCGTGAAAGTGACGGATGAAGTCTTGCCTCAAATCAGAAAGACGGGACAGTATCAGGCAGACAGCACGCTCAACACCGAACAGCAGTACACGTTGCGCAAGGCTGTCAAAGCCAAGGCAAAAGACAGCTCTCTGGCATACCAGACGATTTACAACGCGCTGTACGACTACTTCAAAGTTTCGTCCTACAAAGACCTGAAACCGAGTCAGCTGCAAGCCGCGCTCACGTTCGTTGACACCTTCAGCATTCCCGTGCTTGAGGACAAGCGAAAGGCAGAACTGCCCGATGGCGCTTTAGTGCTCACCGGCGAAGAGGCGCTCAGAGTTCGCAATTTCGTCTATTCCTGGCGGTATCTCTTCTCGGATGAACTTTGCATCATCCTGAGACTGCTGCACACGCTCAAGTCTCCGTTCGAGGCGCGGTTTTATGAGGCGGTTACTTCGCTCAATCTCGCGCTGCTTGAGAAGACTTTGGAGCGGCATGGATACCCGATTAAGGGCTGTCTGACTCGCTAATCAATTCATAAACCCTCGACCAAAAATCGAGGGTTTTTCTTTTGGGTATCTGTTACTTGCCATTGACAGAATCAAACACCATCACGCGAACGCTCTTTTGCTGATTGGCTTGCTGAGTCGCCGTTTTTTGCTGGACGGTCTTTTGCAACAGCGATCTGACTTGAGAAGCCTGCTGAGATGGTAATGGTTTCTGTCTGACTGACTTCTGCGGCTCTTTGTTCATATGCACTCCAAAGAGTTGTTGAAGAAAGCGCGAGCACCGCAAATGCCGCGCACCCTGCCGCGCCCAGAACTAGCCCGTTCAGGGCGCGGATTTTTATTCCCTTGGATGTTGAAATATCTTCGCAACACTTAATAACAGCATCCAAGTCATAAATAAAGTGTAGTCGTGCATCTAATGCTTTGCCTGTCCCGTCCGCATCCAATCCGGCAGTGGTATATGCCGCAAAGTTCTTTGCAAGATTAGGACTACCCTCGCCTCTGAGAGACCAAACACCCATCAGAAAAGCCCAGAGGGCAAGGACAAACGCAACGCCTAACACAACGTGCCAAATTCCCGTCCAACAATTCAATGGCAAAACGCCTTTGACGATGCCTACGGGCGAGGCCAAAACCGCTGTAGCTATTGCAGTGAGTTCGGTAATTGCCAAATAGATCAGCTGCCGAATTTGGGCTAATTGACGCGAATAAATGTCTACAGACATTCTCCGATACTCGCTCAGTGCCGCATGAATCATCGTATCTGAAAAAGTACCGAATTCGTTAAATGTTTCAGCTGGAGCATCAAATGACTTTTGTTTTGCTTGTCGCATTGCTATTCCTTTATCCGGTGTTCTTTGACGAATAACCATATCACATTTTGGGCTGCCGGTTAATGCCACACACCGGCAGAGACGGTTTCGCGGCTTTCCCGTCCTTAACGAAAAAACCGCGCTCAATTCTCTTTCCATTTCAGGAAATTCCCATGATTCAAAAACCTATCTACGAGGCCGAAGACGGCTCGGAGTATGTGCTCGAAGAGTGTGTTTCCCGCAATCGCGCATTTTTTCGGGAATGCAGCGAAGGCCTGCTCGATTCTCAGTGTGTTGAGGCCTACTCGGTCAACGGTGTCTGGTGGATTGAAAACCTTTATTTCAATTCGCGCAAGCCGGACTCTAAGCGTGATCTGGCACTGACTTTGACCGACAGGATTTTTGAAGATGAGGGATGGTGATGAGTATTCTGAAAATTGATCCAATTGAATGGCATAAACCCGAGCCGCAATACGGCGCTGACGGAAAGGTTGATTATTTTCTGGACACACCTGATCCCGAGCTTGCGGATGAGGTTTTTGTCGCACTGCCGAACGGCGAAGTTATCCAACAGGAATTTGGCGAGATCGAGGGCTACGACTCACGCGGCGAGTTGTGTGTCGGCGCGTGCCTGAATGACTTTGCTTGGGATGAGATTGATGCCTGGGCGTATTTGCCAAAACATCCGACAAAGAAGGAACAGGCATGACTAAACCCGACAGATACGGCCAAATTCTGGACGCAATTAAGGCGAATCCCGGCAAGACGCGGAAAGAGATTGAGGCATGCGTGACAGTGCCGCATTCTCACGCCTCGGACGTTTTCAGAGACCTGATGATAACCGGCCACGTTGTTGTACTGAAGGACAAGCGGACAAACCGCGCCGGACGCTCGATGACAGTAAATGTTTACTACGCAACCTATGAGTAGATGAAATGAATGAAACAACCAGATTAGCCATTCAGGAAACCATTGACTCCCTGATTGACGGCCTGAAAAACAAGCCAATGGAAACCATGATTACCCTGTTTGGCAGACTCGGGGAAGATGGTAGAAACGAAATGAATCTTCATTTCTGCGATGAAATCAGACAGTTCTATGGGGATGCATCCGAAGCGATTGCTAATAAATGGGAAATAGGCAGATGCTTACTAAATCTGATTTGCAACACAATAAAAGAAGAACGAAATTTAATTGTCCCGCCCGATGATGTGCTTCTTTATATTGAACACAAAGAGCTGGAGGAAATCGAATGCCACATTGACAGGGGTTATTAGCGAGGATTAAATGAGCAAAAAGATTTTGATTGATCCCGAGAAATTCAAAAAGAATTTGATGGTAATTGGCGAGGCAATTGACCACGCTCTCGATGGCAAATTTGATGCTGACAGCAAACTTTTGATTGCCGATCACTTCATCGAGGAATTGATCTGTGACATTGAAGAAGCAGAGGAAGACGCCTGCGAAGGAGAACCAAATTGAATAGCGACATGGTTAACGCCCTCGAACTTGTCATGATTATCGTCTATTCGCTTGCACGGTTTTCTGCCTCGGTTGCGATTGTGTGGCTTGTCGTGCAGTCGAATATTTCAACGGGCTGGCAAGTGTTTTTGATTGCGCTTGTTGTTCTTGGCGGACTCGGGACTGACTTGCATTACCACAATCCGAACGAGAGTAAACATCAACAGGCAACACAAGAACAAGCGGAGGCAAAGCATGAAGCTCTTGATTGACGAGGACACGCTTAACATTGTTCTGGACGCGCTGCGCACGGCTGAGTTCATCGCAACAGACACCGAGGACGCTCAGATGTTCGACACGTTGAGCATCAGGCTGGCGAAGGAAATACGCGAGGCGAAGAAGGCTTACGAGGGAGAGCGAGATGACATTACTCAGTAACGAAACAGTCATTTTGAGGGAAATTGCTGATCTAGTTTTTCAGCAATGGGAAACAACTCATCAGCCACTTCTTTTGTCTCAAATACCCCCGAGACTGTCAAAAGAAGCAAAGGAACTGTACAGAGAGCATTTCAGTGCCTTTGGCATGAAAGAATTTATCAGCAATAACGTACTCAGAATAAAATGCAAGCTCGTGCAAGATCCGTGTGTAGATGCAAGAATCGGTCTCGTACCGATTGATGCAGAGTACAGCTACCCTGACAAGTCTATGATGCACCTTAAAAAGTTTTTGGAGTCCCTCACAGACACCGAAAGAGAACGGGTTTCTATTCCAGGCTCTGTCGTGTTCAAGCTGTTCAGCTCAGAACTAAAATGATCTAAACCGTACGAAAAAATCGTACACTTGAAGTCTGGAATTCCTTGGCGTTTCTCTGATCTTTCTATCAGGCTAGATCATGCCGGGTGTAGAGCCGGGCAGTAACTTATTGCGCAACTTGAAGTTGCGACAACCTCGCGGACTGCGCCTGCGGCTTGCCGCTGCGGTGTCGCTGCCGACTTGCAAGGAATTCCACACTACCCCTGCCCCCGAGGCTTCGGCCTTGGGGGCGGTTTTTTTGTGCCCAGAAAAAGAAAAACCCCTGCAAAGCGGCTTGCAGAGGTCTCTCTTTTTGCTTCGGCCTTTCTCTTACGTCAAATAATGCAAAGGACTTCTAAGCCTTGCGGCCTACTCTCATTCGAGAACCCAGCTTTTTCGGCGTTCGATACTCAGTCGTAGCTCTATTCGCGAACAGACAATAATTATATGTAAATCAAACCTTTTTCGTCAAGTGCCGAAAATGGTTTCTGACCATTTTATGCACGACCATAAAAAGGTTCTCAGTTGTCAAACATTCTTTGACAGCTGCCCGAAAACCGCAACAAAAACAGATTGCAAATTTGATACCTGGGGACGAAGATTGAACTATAGTTCGATTGTCGTTGAGGGAACATCGAACCGGAGTTCGATTCCCGAGGCATCCAAAAAAGCGGGATGCGTACAAAAATATGTCGGCGTCTTGTTTTGAGTGCGTACAAAAATGCGTCCAAAAGCAAGCGGAAACATTAAAAGCCAATAAAAATCAATGCTCATCAATTCCCGCCACCTCCACCACTAGACCAAGCCTGAAGGATGATTGATCTTTCAGGCTTTTTCTTTATCTGCCTTGTTTTTACGGGCTTTTCCAAGCATCTCCTATCTTCGACTGTCTTCTACTTTTTTATCCTTTTGTGTCCTCTTTTCGACTTTTGTACAATTTGATGCGTCCAAAAATGCGTCCAAAAATTTTGTCACCTCCCGATTTTGGGAACTGAACACGAGACAAAAGATGAAAAAGACAGACCTCGACCTGTTGCCTGAAGGCACACACCGCATCGCCCCGAATCTCTTTCTGTCAGTCCGAAATGAGAACTCAAAAAGCTGGGTTTTTCGCACGCGCTGGGAAGGCACAAACGTCCGGATCGGCCTCGGATCGTACTTCCGTGTTCCTCTGGCTACCGTCAAAGCCAAGGCCGCGAAGCTGCAAGCTGAAGTATCCGAAGGCCGCGATCCGCGCCTGCTGTACGCGGACAAACCAAAAGAGACAGAGAAGCCGGAGAAGAAAGTCCTCACCTTTGCCGAAGTCGCAAAGATGGCCATCGAAGAAAAGGCGGCAGTCTCGCGCTGGAAGAACGCCAAGCACACTTGGCAATGGACGGCCTCAGTCGAGCAGTACGCCTTTCCCGTCCTTGGCAAGCTGCCGATTGACGAGATCACACAGAAAGACGTGCTCAAAGCCTTGCGGCCTATCTGGGAAACCAAGACAGAGACCGCCTCGCGTGTGCGCGGGCGACTCGAAACCATCTTCAACTACGCGATCCGCGAAGGCCTACGCACTGCCGCGAATCCGGCAGTCTGGAAAGGCAATCTTGAGTTCAAACTGCCTGCACGCTCGAAGGTACAGCCGGTTGAGCACCTCGAAGCCCCGACTCTGCCCGAGCTGAAGCGCTTTACCGCGCATGCTCTGGCCTCGCCCAAGATCGGGAATCTGGCTACACTGTTCGGCATTCTGACCGCAACCAGGGCGAACGAGTTTTGCAGGGCGAGTTGGTCTCAGATCGACCTGAAAGAAAGAGTCTGGGCAATCCCTGCCGCCTACAGAAAAGACGGCAAGCAGTATCCGCATCGTGTCCCCCTCTCCGATCTGGCCGTGCGCGTGCTTGAGCTTGCGCGGACGTGCGCACGCCACGCGGAGCGTGAGTCGGATGCAGTCTTTTTCGGCCTGCGTAATTCTTTCGTCAATCTTCAGACTCCACGCATGCTGCTCATGCGGTATCTGGCAAGGCACTTAACCATGCACGGTTGCCGGAGCACGTTCCGCGATTGGGCGGCTGAAACCGGACAGAACTTTGACGCGACAGAGTTATGTCTCATGCACGAAATCGGGAACAAGGTCACGCGGGCTTACTACAGAACGGATTTGTTAGAACCGCGCCGCGAGATCATGCAGGCCTGGGCTGATGCGCTCAAGAGTTGACAAAAGTCATGTTTTTACACAATTCCGAATGGTTTTTACACAATTTCTATATGTTTTTGTGTAAACTTCGAGGTGTAGAGAACAGGACACCCCGAGCGGGTAGGAGACAGAAAATGACAAATCCATGCTTCAACAAAAACGGTCGCCCGAGCAAGGTTTTGTGCTCCCTTCATTGGCTGGCCACTTCGCCTGAAGACTGGCAGAGCGCTTTCTACCGCGCCCGTGGACGCAACAACGCGAAGGCTCGTGAAATCCTTTCATTCCTGGGCATTGAGCACAAAGCCTACGAAGACGGCATTGAGTTCTCGCCCGCCGCGAAGCACATTCTCCGCGCCGCCCTTGTGAAGGAAGCTGAATAAGAGGTAACCGCCATGACATATCCGCGCTTTTTAACAATGATTACCGATGAAAGAATCGGTGACACCCTGATTTTTGATCCTGAAACCTTCAATTTCAATGATTGGATTGTGGATGTTTTCGGGGCTGAGTTCAATCAACGAAAGGCCGATCTTGAAGTGCAAGCCTATGATGAGGAATGGTCTGAGGATTTGGCAAGCGAAATAAGGAAGCTTGAAGATGCTTGGTTTGATCCCGCCGCATATCGGGGAGAAACCTTAGAACGCCTCGAAGGCAATATTTACGTTGGGGATAACGGGCGCTATGAACTCACCCCTGACGGCAACGGAATCTACAACGCAACTCTGAAGGAGGTCTAGCATGCGTGTGAACGTCTCCATGACCGACCGCGACTCCGAGACTTTCAAGCGTCTCGGAGGCTCGAAGTGGCTTCAACAGGCAATCCGGCGTGCACGTGCAGCCGAAGTGCGCAGGCTTGCCGATGAGGCGATCTGCGAACGGCTTGAGCAGTTCAAAGATGAGGAAATCCGGGATGCAATCTCAGGCGTTGAGCAGACCGTCACATTCCAGCATGAAGGCCGCGACTATTACGCGACTTTCACGGTAAGCCGCGAAGCTCTGGCAGGCCGCGAAGGCGCATCACTTGCGAACGCCGTTGACCGCGAAATTAGGACGATGGGCGCGAAGATCGAAGAAGGCCGCCCGGACGATTAAGTAGCATGGAAACTTGACAACCTGAACTGTAAACCAGATAACAAGTTAACAAGAAGCCCCCTTCGCGGGGGCTTTTTCGTGCCTACCTGGCACTATTTTTTGAGGCCTGAGATTGCGTCTTTTCGGATGGCGATCCGTTCAGAAAGTCCTGCACCTTCAGCAAGTAGCGAGACACCTTCTCCGAGAACGTCTGCGCATCTGGCAAGTCGCTTCTCGCAAGTTCCTGAGGGATTGGCTGACTGTCCGGGCACTTGTCCGACAGCGGCGTCAAGCTGTTCGCGCAGCCTGTCAGCAGACTGAAGCAAAGAAAGATTACGAGATTCACGAAATCTAGAAAGCATTGCGCTATAAGTCTCAGCCGCCTCAGCCTCTCTCGCTTTAAGTCTTTGTCCATATTCTTGTTCCTGTTTCAAAAGTGCGCTGAGATGTTCTTTCTCTCGCTTTTGCTTGTCCCGATCAGCGAGAACTGAGGCGCTCGAAAAGCCAAGGATGAAGGCCGCGATTGCCGCGCCGAGCGTCAGCCATTTAGAGTCAAAGATCATCTTCGATACCTTGCTCGAAAAGGATGCGCTCACGCATTCTCCGGGCAGTCAAGCCGGGGATGACCTTGCGCACGCCGTTGACCTTCACCGTGTTCCAGCCGTTTGTAAACTCAGCCGCCGCGCCGCGCTCATTGCCCAAGTTCAGCTGCTTGACAAGATTCGACCCCGCGACCGATCCCGTACCGACATTGAACGCCAGGGACAGAATTGCGATGTACTGCTTTGACGAAACCGGCGCATGAATCCGCGCCCCGAGCTTGTCAGCCGTGCGCTTCATGTCGCGGGCAAACAGTTCGCGGGACTTGCGCTCTGTGATGAGCATGCCTTCGACCACTTCAGAGCCGGTGTGGCCTACGCCAATCGTCCAGATGCCGCCCGAGTCTTTGTAGGCCGAAAGGCTTTCGCCTTCTTGCGCTCTAACAAAGTCATAAGCGAGTTCGGGACTCCACTCCAAAAAAGGCTTCTTCATTTGTTCTCTTCCTTACCGGCTACGCGGTCAACGGATTTGTCAACGGCGGCATTCACGGCGGCAAGCAGTCTGCGCACAACCGGCGGGACAACGCCTTGCAGGCCGCCGCGCTCTAGGTTTTCAATGATCGAGCCGAACTCGCCCGCCGCGTAGGCGCAAATGATGATCGACTCCATAATCTCAAAGTGCAGAATTGGGAGAAAAACCACGTCAAGCCCGTGACCGAGCGCGACCATGACAAAGACAAAAACCTTTTTCGTCACGCCGACAAAGTTCGCGTGCGAAGACCACTTGCCCGTAACAATGGCCGCCCAAGTGCCCGTGAAGAAGTCGCAGATCACAAAAATCGTGAGCCAGATGAGCAAAATCCTCACTTCGCCAAAGAGGAAACCGCAGGCAGCTCCAAATGCAGCGCCGATACTCATCAGTACCGTGTCATCCGGAATGAGAAATGCAAACATTGAGCTGATCCCTTTTCTAATCTTCAGTACGCAGGCGTTTGTCATGGCCTCTCTCCTTTCGCGTAAGGCCGCCCAATCAGATTTTCGCCTCGCGCCGGTCTTTCAAAGGCCGACAATTTCCTATCTATCGACACGGCGAATGGCCTTGAAAGGATTGAAGTAGCAGTGAAACTGAGCGACTTCGCCAAGGCGATTCCAGAGCTTCCAGCCGAACGACCAGCGAATGCAGCCCTCGTAACTCAGAACGTGATAGAACCAGACTCCGTACCAATGAAAGGCCAAGAGCTTTTTGTTCCGATAGAGATACCGATTGCAGTAGCCGGGGATGCGCACCGAATCGCCCGCCTCGGGATTGCCGACCGTCTTCAAAAAGTCGAAAGGCCGTGTCTGCACGCCGAGAACGGAAAGGCTGAAGCCATAGGCACTATTGCGCCACAGCCAAGTCGTGCGCCGCCACCAAGTCGCAAAAAATCCCGTGCCGGGGTGCTTGGCACGATGATCCGGATCGCCGTCAGCGTCACAGTGGAGCGTCCTGAACCAAGACAGCCAATCGGGCAGCCGGTTGGTCTTCGGATCGACAAAAAACGGCAGAATCGGACACAGAGCCTTAGCAATAATTGAACTCGACAGCTCGATAGGAATTAGAACGAGCCATTTCAAAAAGCATGCGAACATGGTTTTTCTCCTATTTTTGTAGCGAAGGAATCTAAGTGCAGTCCAACTTCGGACTGCCTTTTGTTTTCCTTCTTTGAATTGAAAAAACGGAGAAAAACATGAATGGCAAACTCTCATCCCGCCAGATCGAAAGACTCAAGCCCAAGGAAAAGCGATTCACAATCGCGGACGGCAGCGGCCTCGCCCTGCGCGTGCACCCGTCCGGCGTGAAGTCCTGGGTGCTTCGCTACAGCAGACAAGGCAGAGTCAAAGACATATCCCTCGGGCATTGGCCTGAAGTCTCGCTCATGGCCGCACGCGCCCGCGCTCGGGCAGAGAAGAAAGCCCTCGGGATCAAGCCGCCCGAAGGCTTCACGCTCAATGATGCGTTCCGGCTTTGGAAAGGATTGAAGAAAGGCAAAATCGTTTCCTACGAGGCCGAGAAAAGGATGATCGAGTCCTACATCATTGCGGAACTAGGCGGCAGGCAGCTCGATGAACTCACCGCGCCGGTTGTGATCGAGCACATGAAAAGAATAGAAAAGCGCGGCATTCAGGCAACAGTCAAACGCCTCATCATGCGCCTGCGCGAGATGCTCAATCTCGCCGTCTGCGCGGGCTACATTGACGCGAATCCGTGCGCCTCGGTCTCTAAGCTGTTCGCGCCGCCGAAAGTGACACCGATGCTCTCCGTTGCGTGGACTCAGCTCCCCGAGGTCATGCGGATCGTGAATGACTCGGACGCGCCAGAGCGCACAAAAAGGCTGTTCAAGATTCAGCTGCTTCTCATGCTCCGACCGAACGAGGCGGCAGGCCTGCGCTGGTCTTGGTTCAATGCGGATCGAACTGTCCTAACCATCCCCGGCGAGTGCATGAAGAACGGCAAAGATCACCGCGTCCCCGTCCCCGCCTATGCCGCTCATATCCTCGCGGCACAAAAGAAGACTACAGGGCGCAGTAAATTTGTCTTCCCTTCCCGGATCGCGGGTCAGGCCGTCTCTTCTCAGACAGTCGCCAAGTTCCTAGCCAAAACGACACTTCGCGGTCGGCTTGTCGCTCATGGCCTGCGCTCCCTCGCACGCTCATGGCTTGCCGATCATACCGCGCCGTATGAGGTCGCTGAATTGTGCCTTGCGCACACAGTTGGCAGTCAGGTCAGCCGCGCCTATCAGCGCTCTGACATGATCGAAAAACGGCGGCAATTTATGGACGCTTGGAGTCTTTTCGTTTCCCAATGTGCTTGATGTGCTTGGCGCAAGCATGAAAAAGGCTGATTCCGTTGCAAAAAACAGAATCAGCCCGTGCAAACAAGCATTGTGCTAGGCACAGCGGAAACTAGCCGTTTTCAAGCTCGTTGATTTCCTCTCGCCAAGCCTTTCTCTGAGCCAAAACTTGAGCATACTGTTCAGTCGTGGCCTCGCCTTCCGCGATTTTAATTACCACATAATCCGTTGCGGCGAGTTTTGATTTAAGTTCGGCCACTCTCGCCTGTTTGGCTTCGGCCTTCTTTTCTGCTTCGGACTTTTGAGGCTTTTCTACGACTTTCCACGAAAGATCGTCTCCGCGCTCGATTTGGTATTCCTCAGAGCCTTCCGTGAGCTTTTGGAAAAGCTGCCGAAGTTCCTCATCATGCGCCGTGTGCGAAGTGTGCGAAACCGCGCCAAGCAGAGCGCAGTCAGCCGCCGTCTTGGGCTTGGCCACGTTGCTCCACTTCGAGCCGTCCCAGCACGCGAAAGCATCCTCAGACAGTTCAGGCTCAACAAAAGTCGCGCTCGGCGGGAGGATGTAGTTGTACGTCTTCGACTTCTTAAGCTCCTCCGGGTCAGCCTGCGCAAGACTCACGCCGTTAAAAAAGCCTTTTTCGTCAAAGAGATAGCATTGCTTGATGGTGTTCATAGATTTGAATAGGCGCGGAAACCTCTGCATTTATGCGGAGGAGGAGCGCCGTACCTCCGCTGAAAAAGTTGTTAGGCGGTTCGCCCCCGCCCCGCATCTTTCAATGCGAAGCGAGAGCTTCCCGTTTTGACGGATACCGAACGGGTTCCGTCTTCACAGCCCTTTCGGACTGGTAGTCATCCTTCGCCAATGTTGGAAGAGGTTTACGTGTCCGCAACACCGCGCCTTACCCTTCAAGCGCTTTTAATCACAGACCGCAGAGTGCAGGACTAGGATGTACATCCTGCAGTGCCTATGCATTCTCAACCAACGTAGTTCGCCTTTCGGCAAACTTAGGCTAGTCACCCAAGGCTTTCACAAGCCTTCGCCTTCAGGCGAGGGTGGTTGACAGGGTATCTCCTGTTGCAACAGAAGAACTCTACGAGGGCAAGGTGAGAAGACAGGCGGGGATTTTCCGTCCCAACATTATTGGATATCTTGCTAACTTGCCAGCTGCTTGTACAAGCCCCGGGAGCGCTTATGGTTCAGGGGCCTTAACTTGGCAGGATCTTTATTCTGC